CCTATTGAAATAGCTGATAAAGGTACTCCCTTTATATTATTCACCGCACACAAAGCCTTATATAAAAAAGGTGCAACTGTGGTTCAAAAGGTCGATAATAAATCGTGCGCTTTATATATGCCTCCCGGATTCCAGGTAGCAGACATCATGAGATATGAAGGTGCTGCACCCGGATTTTTAGGTAAAATATTAGAGCAAGGCGTTGACGCCTTGGGTGGTGGCGGACCTGCAGGTCAAGGAGGAGGCATTGGTGACTATAGTATGGAAGATATTAAAGATGTTGCGTCTACATTCGCTGGGACAGCAGCTCAAGGTGTGGTTGGCTTAGCTTCAGCTAAAATTGGTGGAATGGCCGCAGGTATTCTTGGTGCAGTAGGATCTAACTCTATTGGTGCTTCAATAGATGCTATCCGAGCTAAAAAACAGCAAACAGGATTAAACCCACAAGAGTTTATGTTTTTTAAAGCTCCTAACGCAAGACAATTCGGGTTTACATTTAATTTCTTACCTAGGTCTGAGGCCGAATCAGATGCGGTTATTAACATTATAAAATATTTTAGAACACGCATGTATCCTACAGTTGCAGCAAACGATTTAATGTATAAATTTCCAGAAGTATTTACAATAGGATTTAGGAGTATTGATGATCATGCCATACCAAAGATTGCAGAATCGGCTCTAACTAATACAACTATAGTATATAACCCAAACACTATGTCTTTCTTTAAGAGTGGTAATCGACCAGTTGAAGTAGCAATGACACTATCATTCCAAGAGTTGATGCCACTAACACAAGAGAACATAGCACAGGGAGGTTTTTAATGGCGTACTTTAGCAATTTTGCACAGATAGAATATGATTTTGACGGCAGTGGTACTAATAGAACTATTAAAAACCTTTCACAATATTCTACAATTTTATCTAAAAATTTAGATGATGCATCCTTTTATTCGTATTATAATATTCAAGACGGCGAACGCCCGGATAACGTATCACAAAAACTATATGGTACAGCCGAATACTATTGGATATTTTTTATTATTAACGATGGTCTTCAAAATTATTGGCGTGATTGGCCTAAAGATTCTACATCTTTGCGCGATTATGTAGAACAAAAATTCATAGGCTTAGCTGCAATATTCGAATCAGATATTGACTCATTCAGTAAGTTTGTTGTTGGCGGTACAGTAAGTGGTTCTCTATCAAATGCAACTGGAACAGTTAAAGCAATATTTCCAACGCTATGCTATATTCAAATAGAACAAGATAAAACATCACCTGCTAATTTTAGAACAGCTGGAGAATCAATTACGCTTACAGCTTCTAATAGTACATTAGCTGCTGATATTGCAAGGGTAGGTAATACCATTGCATGTACTTCTATTGTTAAAGCTGCTTATGGTCCTGACCATCATATAGATGATGGTACATTAGAGCGAACTCGTAAGCGTACAGCAGGTACAAGTCCCGTTACCCATTATGAACAAGAAAGCAATAATAATATTTCACGTTCAAGAATTAAAGTTATTAAGCCGGAGCATATCGGTAAAGTAGTATCAGCTTTTGAAAAAGCAATGAGAGAAGCCTAATGGCATTAACGCGAGAACAAAAAGGTCTATTTGGAGGCTATAGCACTGAGTCCGGTGATATTCGAGACTCTATGCAAAAGGCATATCGTGACTTAGAAGTACATATTATTACTAGGACTGATAGAGTAGATATCAGTGGTCTTGTCATAGCGATAGAGCTTTTTGAAGATTTGTATACTCCTTTTATAGTTGGAACATTAACATTTGCAGATAACTCTGCCTTAACGACTAGACTTCCAATTATTGGTCAAGAAGAAGTTTACATAAAATTTATTAGAGCCGGTGTAGAAGTAGAAAAAACTTTCTCATGTACTCAGGCTGGTAATATTTCTAAAAAACTTGGTGAAGCCGCAGGTGTAGAAATGCGATTGATGTCTACAAAAACATTGACTAATTCTGTTTCAATGTTTTCTAAATCTTACTCAGGTTTAGCTTCTGATATTATACAGAAAATTCATACTAATTTCTTTGATGAATCTATCGATATACAGACACCTTCCTCATCAGCGCATAATATAGTATTCCCCTTTGGAAAACCATATTCTGCAATAAATAGTTTATTAAATACAACGTTTGGTGATGACGGAACTCCATACTATTTATTTGAAAATTTATTTGACGACGGACCAGTATTAAAATCTTTAGGTAAAATTCTTACTGAGGAAACAGACGAAGAGTTATTTGAATTAAAAAAGCATTTAAATTATAGTAAGGATGTTGATACTGGCCAGGGATCTAGACTTAGCCCTGAGACTATTGGTGCTTTATATAATTATGATATAGTATCAGTGTCGGACACCGGTACCTTATTATCTAGAGGTGCTCTGCTTAACAATGTAATAAGAATAAACACCGCTAATAAAGATTACAGCGAGAATAATTTTTATTATGCAGATCATGCAGATACATTTTCACAACTAGATCCATTTAAAAAATACGAAGTAAATGAAACAAGGTTAGAATCTGGATTATTAAAACCATCACTATCAGTAGAATTTCACAATCCTCTTGCATTTGAAACAGAAGGTGTTACAGAAATAAACACTCAATTAGACACATTAGCAAAAACTAAGAGAAAATCTTTTGATTATCGTATAAGTGCTATGACTAGAATTTCGGCTGTAGCAGACTCTCATCCTGAAAAACTTAAGGTTGGAAAATGTGTTAATATGAAAATATTAGCAAATGCTCCTCCACTAGAAGGTGAAGATCTAGAAGATGAATTAAACTCAGGCAGACATGTTATAACAGCCTTAGGTCACTACTTAAGAAATGGCGAATACATCGTTGAAATGGAATTAGCGCGTGAGGGATTATCGAGGCCGTCATCAATAGGACCTCAAGCCTTGAAAGGTACAGGACCACAATAATGTTATATTTTGGAATAGTAGAAGATCGAAACGATCCAAAGCAAATGGGAAGGGTACGCGTTCGTATCTTTGGGATGCATAGCGCAGATAAAATTAATGATATTCCTACAGCTGATTTGCCATGGTCTCCAGTGATGAATCCAACTACTTCACCTGGAACTTCAGGTTTAGGTGAAGCACCTTTCCTTGTTCCCGGCTCTTGGGTAATAGTTCAATTTATGGATAGAGAACAGCAATCACTAATAGTAATGGGTACAGTACATGGATTTCCTAATAATAAACCCAACTCTGAGAATGGATTTGCTGATCCTACTGGCACATTTCCAAGACGGATTGATGAGTCAGATGTAGCCAGACGTGCACGTGGAACAAATGAATTACTAAAACAGCCTATAGGATCCGAACCAGTTGATCCGTATAATGCAAAGTATCCATATAACCATGTATTCCATTCGGAATCAGGCCATATGATAGAGATGGATGACACTCCCGGGCACGAGCGGGTACAGGTGTACCACCGTACAGGAGCCTTTATTGAGATACATCCTGATGGTTCAATGGTTGTCCACTCTGGAGCACACTATAATTCATCACAAAAACTTGAGATTAATGTAACTGATAACGCTTCTATTAATGTAGGTGGTAATTTAAATGCTTTAGTTGAAGGCACTACTACGCTATCATCGTTCGGTAATATCACAGCAGAAACAAAAGCTAATATGTACACTACTGTTGAAGGTAATTTATATACAAAAACGTTTGGTAATTCGTTTCATGATTCACAGGGCAATATTAATGTTAAGACAGATGGCATATTAGATATTCATAGTTCAGGTAATATTAAAATGTCTTCTAAAGGAGATATTGATATAGCAGCCACAGGTACATTTAAAGTATCTTCTATTGGTGCTATGGATCTTGTAGGTTCTACAATTGATCTTAATAAATCAGGAGCTTCTGCAACACCCGCATCATTCATTGATTATACTGATGATGAGACCGCTACATTTAAGCCAGATATTTCTGAGAATAACGATAACGATGTGCAGCTTGTAACACCATTGCATTCAGTGGTTGAACCAGATGGTTCGACTTCATATTCAAGACAGACTGCGAGCGGTGTTACTGTGCCACGTAAAGATCAATCATCTTCAGCAGTAACATCTACAGTCACACCTCCTGCCAATATTAATTCGGCAACAGATAATATTCCTATTACTACAACGGCAGGTAGTGTAACATATCAAAATGCTGCGGCTACACGTCGATTATCATTGGTATCGCAACTAGAACAAATATTAGTATCTGCTGCTAATGCCACAGGATTAGACGTTGTAATTTTCTCAGGTGGCCAAGACTCAACAACAGGAACTGTTGGCTCACACCGACACGATGATGGTTACGCCGCTGACATTTGGTTATATAAAAATGGTAATCGGCTATCAATGGTTAATAATGTGGCCGACGCTTCTGCTTTTGCTTCGGCTGCTAAAGCTGCAGGTGCACTTTCAATTGGTGCTGGTTCAGGTTATATGGGTGGAGTTGGTATGCACGTGGATATTTCTCCAGGTAATACAGTTGCATTAGCATCCGCTAAATATTGGGGTTCAGGTGGTAGATCTGCTAATGCTCCATCATGGTTAAGAGGGATTATGGCATAGATGCTTTTACAGGTCACACAAAATGCTAAAGAATATCTTAAGAATGTAGGTAAACCAAATGTGTCTCTTGCTGTTAAAGGCGGGGGATGCTCTGGGTTTCAATATGAATGGGGAGTAACCGATAAAGAACCAACGGTAGAGAATCTTTGGTTAGATCCTATGGCCGAGATGTTTGTATTTGGTTGCACTGTTGATTATGTAGAAGAACTAGGAGGTTCATACCTCAAAGTGTTAAATCCTAACGCAGTTGCTCAATGTGGATGCGGGGAAAGTTTCGGAGTATAATATGCCTAAAGCATGTAGAACAACAGATGCTGTATCAGTACACGAATGTGGAGTAGTTCCTACTGCGGATAGCGCATCAGCTGATGTTTTTATTGAAAGCCTGGCTGCTCATAGGGTAACTGATACGAATAGTTCACACCCGGCTGTACCAGCACCATCTTGTGCTGAACATGTAACTACACTATCTTCTGGTTCTCCAGATGTATTTGTAAATGGTTTAGCATTAGCTAGAATTGGAGATGCGTATGGATGTGGGATCACATTAACTTCAGGGGCGAGCACAGTCTCCGCTAATTAAGGTATAAATAGAAGTATGACAACAGCAATTTCAAATATTAGAGCTCGTACAAAACCGTACTCAGACTTTGATTTCCCTTTTAAGAAGCATCCTGTAACAGGTGATATTCCTATTAAGCGTGACGTCGAAGCTGTTAAACAGTCAGTGCGTAACATATTGCTAACAAGGCGTGGAGAGAAGTTTTTCGATCCAGACTTTGGTGGTTCTTTAACAGAATTTCTATTTGAAAACTTTGATCCAGTGATTGAAGCTGAAATGGAAATGCGTATTATTAATACTCTTAGAAATTATGAACCTAGAGTGCGGGTGTTAAATATAGAGATTACTGCTCTATCAGATAGAAACGCATTAAACCTTGTTTTAGAAGTACAGATTTTGTCACCAGAAAACACAACAGTAAACATAGAATTCATCATTGAGAGGCTAAGATAAATGTCAGACAGTAACCGCCTTAAGGTTTCAGAGATGGATTTCGATACCATCAAAGCAGACTTAAAATCATTCATGAAACAGCAAACAACCTTCGAAGATTATAATTTTGAAGGTTCAGCATTAAGTTCTATGCTTGATGTTATGTCTTATGTAACACACTATAATGCAATTAACGCTAACTTTGCTATTAATGAAACATTCTTAGATTCATCTAGATTACGACCTTCAGTTGTATCGCATGCTAAAATGCTTGGATATACCCCTCGTTCTTCTTATCCAGCCGTTGCTTATCTTACTATTGAAGTAAATAATCCATCAGGTGTATTAGCAGAAGACGGATCATACTTACCATTGACACTAACTAGAGGTACGGTATTTACATCTACTATTGACGGCGTATCATATAAATTTGTTAATGATCGGACTGTAACAACTACAATTGACTCTGCCGGAAAGTATATCTTTACAAATATTAAATTTTTACAAGGTTCTTACAAGAGCACAGAATACGTCTATGATTCTGCTTCAGCAGAATCTTATGTAATACCATTTGATAATGCAGTTACATCGGAACTTATAGTAAAAATAAAAGCTTCTGACTCAAATGACGCAACTGAAACTTTTTCTTCTGCTGTCAATGTGACCGCTGTTACATCAACGTCAGCGGTGTACTTTCTCGAAGAAAGCCGTACAGGTTTATTTGAGGTTAAGTTCGGTGATGGTGTACTTGGTAAGAAACTAGATAATGGTAATATCATTCAATTAGAAACATTGGTAACAAATAATGATGCAGCCAATGGCGCAGCAGTATTTGCTTTATCTGGTGCAATTCAGGGCAATACTAACGTTACTATTACTGTTGTTACAAAAGCAGCTGGTGGTTCTGTTAAGGAAGATCTAGAATCAATTAAGTTTAATGCACCACTGTCGTTTGTTTCTCAGAATCGAGCAGTTACTCCTGATGACTATAAAACAATTATTCAGAATAACTATGCTAATATTGATGCTATTGCAGTATGGGGTGGCGAAGATAACGATCCACCTGATTATGGAAGAGTTTATATTTCTATTAAACCTAAAGATTCAGAAGTATTAAGCGCAGCAGATAAAACATTAATTATTTCTCAGTACCTAAAACCAAAAAATGTTGTTTCTATCACGCCTGCTATTGTAGATCCTCAGTACACATATATTTATTTAGATGTATTTTTTAAATACAACCCTAACGTTACTGCACTTTCTAGTGATGCCGTTGCTGCTCTTATACGAGAAACAATTCGAACATATAATACAGACCAGCTAAAAAGATTTGATGGTGTATTCCGTTACTCAAACTTGACTAGTAAAATTGACGATACTAGTATAGCCGTATTAAACGCTGTTACTCGTGTTAAAATGAAGAAGCGCATTGTGCCTGTATCAACAGCAGAAACTAAGTATGACGTGACATATTCTTCTCCGATATATAATACAAATTCTAGTACACAGATTATAACATCAACTGAGTTTGTACATAACGGTAATACCGGCTGTAAACTTCGGGATCGTGTTGATTCTGCGGGTGCTCGAAGGATTCAAATCGTAAAGGGTTCTGGAACTACTGAAGTAATCGTTGAAAATAATGCAGGTACTATTGAGCCTACAACAGGTAAGATATCATTTACTGCAACTATCGATTCTTTTACTGGAACATATATTGAAGTTACCGCTGATCCAGACTCAAATGATTTAGCGCCAAAACGAAACGAGTTACTAACAATACTTGTTGATGAATGCACAATTACGGGTGAAGTTGATACAATGATTACTGGTGGTACCTCAGCGGGTGTTGAGTATACTACGACATCAAGGCATGAATAATGGAATCGCATCCAATAAATAATCAGACGCACCAAGTCGATATATCCTCGTTGATTTCGGATTTAGTTCCGGAGCATATCAATCAGTCATATCCTGACTTTATAGAATTTCTTGAGCTATTTAATAAGTATATAGTATCTGAGAATCGTGCTGCTCACTATGTGAATCGTATCGCTGACCAACGAGATATCGATCTTGTTGAAGAACAGTTTCTTACGAATTTACAACAAGAGCTTGGTATATCAGTGCCACGTACATTTGCTGCTGATCCTAGATTATTTTATACAAAGCTTGTTCAGTTTTATCAATCGCGTGGTACTCCGGATTCTATTACATCATTCTTTAACTTATTGTATAATGACGAAGTTGAAATTTATTTTCCACAAGAAGATATGTTTATACCTTCAGACAATCCATGGACTGATTTCTCTGCTGACGTTAAAGCCAATGTAGGCTCTTATAGTCCTTCCTTTACATTTACTTGTTCAGGAGCAACAGCAGAAATATCAGGTCAAGATGACAATAATCTTTGGTTATCATATAATACTCCTATAGTATTTGTTAATGGTACGTTAAACACAAATTGGAAATCAAGCACATATTATAGAACGTATGGTGCCGATGATCCAGATGATGAAGATGCTGTAACTCAATCTTTAGCCTATAAGCTGACGTTTAGTCCGGCGCTGGTTAATGCAGATGTTGTTAAAATATATCGTTCGGGATCTGGTTCAACGTCTCGTTCATTCGTATCTGATGATAAAAAGATTCAAGATTCGTACAAGTACCAAAAGTTCTCGTACGTTCTTAAAACTGGTGCTAACATTGACCAGTGGAAAAACGCATTTAATCGGTTGGTCCATCCAGCTGGATTTATTTTCTTTGGTGAGATTCTTCTCTTCATTGAAATTCTTGAAAAGAACCGTGCTGGCACTGTTTCGCCATTTGCACAACCTGGCTTACAATTGGGCGCTGGTCTTCCTGTTCCAATTATTATACCTCCGGTAGAAATTAATGCACAGGCAATTGCAACGCGGACTGGTCATGGAGTACTAAGCTCTCATTTGGGATATACTGGCGATCTTGCTACTGTATATTTCACTGAAGGTATTATTAATGATAGAACTCGACAAGCTAATAAGCTTGGACCGAAGCAATATCTTGAAGACTTAAAATTCTTACTGCCAAATCCAAATTCTAATTTCGCGAATTACACTGTGGCTGAGGCTATAAATAAAACAATAGATATAAACGCTACTGCGGAAATTACTATATCGTAACGAACACTTAATAGGAGTCAAAATCAATGGCCGCCATTGTAACACAACACTTTAGGCTAAGAGCTGCAAAGCAGTTCGTAGCTGACATTGAAGCGGCAGCGAACAATTATTATTTGTTTGTTGGCCGCTCAGCTGCGTGGACGGATGACAACACGCCCGACACACCTTATGATAACACACATTCACATACTACTGACGTATGGCAACATATGACGTCTCTGAAGAAATTGGTTACTACCGATTTGCAGTTCGCTGCTCCTCGTTACCAATGGATCTCAGGTACAACATATACTGAATACGACGATCGTGATTCTACACTTGAATCTAAAAAGTTCTATGTCATTACTGATAACAACCATATTATGATTTGTTTAAAAGCTGGTCCTGGTGCATCGACAACTAACCCAGATAATGTGGGTGTTAAACTTGCTGGAGTTATTGATAATACAGCATCAGATGGTTATATCTGGAAATACTTGTATACGTTATCAACAACTGCTGCAAATAAATTCTTGACATCAGCATTTGTTCCTGCTACAGATATTGCATCTGATCCGGGTGGTTCTTCTGCTCAGGCTCTTCAAGATCAATGGGCAGTTAAACAGGCTGCAATTGATGGTGCAATTTATAACATTAAAGTTATTAATGGTGGTACAGGATACTCTGCTTCTGATACATTTACGGTTACAATTACAGGCGACGGAGCTTCTGCTACGGTAGTTGATGCCAACGTGACAGTCGCCGGTGGAGTTATTACTAAGCTTCTTATTAGTACCCCAGGTACTGGTTATACTAAAGCGAAGGTTGTAATCACATCTGACGGATCCGGTTCTGGAGCAACGGCCCGTGCGATTGTCGGACCTAAGAATGGTTTTGGCTATGATCCACGTGTTGATCTTCGTGCTCACTATATCACTGTTAACGCCTCATTGACTGGCAACGAAAACGATACATTTATTACTGGCAACGAATTCCGCCAGCTTGGTCTTATTCGTAATCCGTTTAACTATGGTACAACTGTGGTATCTTCTGCTGGTTCACTTCGTGCAACATATAGCTTAACAATGTCTGGTCCTCCAGCTGCCGGTGAGTTTACAAATGACGCAGTGATTGTTGGTAGTTCAACTGGTGCTAAAGGTATTATTGATGACTACGATGCAACTAACGGTATAGTATATTATCACCAAAATGAAACAACTGGGTTTACTGCATTTACTGCATCAGATAATGTTAAAATTGACGGTTCAGCTAACACAGCTCGTAATTGTACGGCTGTCGGCAATCCAGGTGTTGAACACGATTCAGGTGAAGTTATCTTCCTTGAAAATCGTACCGCGGTTAACCGTGCTAATGATCAGATTGAAACTGTAAAATTAGTACTTGAATTCTAAGGGAAATAATAATGGCAATTAAGTTTAACGTAGATCCATACTACGATGACTTCCTGAAGGCAGGGACAGATACCCTTACCCCTCAGGAAAAATATCATAAGGTACTCTTTCGTCCTGGAATTGCTGTTCAAGCACGGGAGATGACTCAACTCCAATCTATTCTTCAGAATCAGGTTACTCAATTCGGTAATCATATGTTCAAAGAAGGATCGCTTGTAATTCCTGGCGGTAACGCTTATAACAACTATGCTGACTACGTTAAGCTATCTGCTGTCAATCAAACTGTTGGTGATACACTAATCGGTAAGATGGTAGCAAATGCTGATGGACTTCGCGCCAAAATTATTAAAGCAGTAGCTGCAACCGGCTCTGATCCTGATACATTCTATGTAGTTTATCAGAACTCTAACGGTGCATCAAACGCTAACAAAGTATTTAGTGCCTCTGATTCTCTTACTGAAAAAGTATGGAATGCTGGTACCTCTAGCTATGACACTGGTACACTTACTGCAACAACAGCGTCAAGCTCTGCTACAGGTCAAGGTGCACTTGTTCAAATCGAAGAAGGTATTTACTTTATTCGTGGCCACTTTGTTATAGTTAAAGCTGATACTATTATTCTCTCTAAGTACACTAACAATGTATCGCTTGATGTTGGTTTAGAAATTACTGAATCTGTAACAACATCTGCTGAAGATACTAGCCTAAACGATAACGCTACCGGATCGCCTAACTACGCTGCTCCTGGTGCGCACCGTTATGCAATTAAAACTGCATTGAAAACTCAGGCTAACTATGCTACGACTATTGAAAACTTCCTATTGTTGCTTCGTGTTGTTAATGGAGGTGTACAAAAGCAGGTACGTGAATCTGATTACTCAGTAATTGAAGATACTCTTGCACGCCGTACATATGACGAATCAGGTGATTATACTGTTCGTCCATTCCGTGCTACAATGAAAGAAGATACTGCAGTTAATACTCCAGGTGATGCAACTAAATTGGTTGCGGCCATTGAGCCTTCAAAGGCGTACGTACGTGGTTATGAGATTCAAACCTTGGCTACTACTAACCTATCGGTTAATAAGTCTCGTGAGGCTGCACTTTTTGAAGGTGCTTCTGTATCATCATTGGTCGGTAATTATATCAAGCTGACTGCTTCTACTGTAACTGGTTTGCCGGATACAACTACATATGGTCAAGTAACTCTAAAGAGTGCTGTCGCAGGTGGTGGTTCTGGTCTAGGATTTGCAAGAATTCGTAGCATTGAAAAAGATGGAACTGACTATAAGGTTTATCTCTTTGATATTGAACTAGCATCAAATGTAACGTTCTCATCTGTTAAATCAATTACATCTGCTACCTTTGCTGGTAACATAACACTTGTTAATTCTAAAGCAGTGATATACGAACCAAATAGAAACACATTAGTATTTGCTCTACCGTTTGATCGTGTTAAAACATGTGATGATGGAACAGGTGATTTTAACTATGTGTATTTCTCTAATAAGAAATTCTCTGCAGATACTGTATCAGGTGGTGAGGCAACGTTTACAACGGCAGGTTCTACTGAATTGTTTGAACCTTTTGACACTGATAACTGGATTCTTGCAGTTACATCTGGATCAAGCACTGGTACTATTGTGACTCTAAGTTCAAGCGATGTATCGATTGCAGGTAACTCTCAATCAGTAGACATCTCAGGACTTACTTCATATAACGGTGACCAAGTAACATTGATTGCTGGTATTAAGAAAACATTAGACCATGACTCAAAGTCATTGACAACGTCTGGTTCTCAGAATATCCACCAAGTTGCATTTTCTACTCAATCAACGATTGAAGCTGGAGATTTACAATTAGGTAAAGCTGATGGATATCGGTTGCTTGCAGTCTATATGTCAGCAGACTTCTCAACAGCGGCTGCTGACACTGACACAGATGTAAAGGAATATTACGATTTTGATAACGGACAAAAAGATAACTTCTACGGCATCTCTAAAATCACAATCAAGCCAGGAACAAACTTTGTACCAACAGGTCGTCTACTTGTTAAGTATGAGTTCTTTACTCACGATGGTACTGGCGATTTCTTCTCGGTAGATTCATATTCAGGTCTTACAGATGATGATGGTGCTGCAGTAACATATGAGGATATTCCTTCATATACTGTTTTATCAACAGGTAAAGTAATCGAGCTTCGCTCGGCCATTGACTTCCGTCCACGTGTGTCAGATGCTGGTAATAACTTTAGCGGTACAGGAGCAGTAACTAAACTATGCCCAGAACCTGCGACAACATTTACTACTGACATTCAGTACTACTTGAATCGTCGTGATAAAGTTTACTTAGACAAGAATGGCGAATTTGGAGTTGTAGAAGGTGTTCCTTCTCTTGATCCAGAATTACCAGATGATCCTAAAGATGCAATGGTACTGTATCAGTTAATGGTTCCAGCTTATACACTTAAGCCATCTGATGTTGAGATCACTATTCTTGATAATAAGCGTTATACAATGCGAGACATCGGTAAACTTGATAGACGTATTAATACTCTAGAATATTACACCTCACTATCATTCTTAGAAAAAGAAGCTTCTGATCGCCAAGTTGTTGATTCAACTGGTGCTTTGCAAAGATTTAAAAACGGATTCGTAGTTGATTCTTTCAAATCGTACAATGTAGCAGATGTTCTTTCTCCTGAGTTTAGAGCGGCTATCGATCCAGATGATGGTATCCTACGTCCTCAGTTCTCACAAGAATCTACGCGACTACGTTTTGATTCATCAAACTCTAGTGGTGTTACTAAAACAGGCGATCTTGTAACTTTACCATACACTAGTCAATCATTAGTACAACAAAGTCAAGCTTCATCGCTTATTAATGTTAACCCATACGATGTATTTACATGGGCAGGATCTGTTGATCTTTCTCCTTCATCTGATGAATGGCGTGATGTTAGTAGACGTCCTGCAGTAACTATTGATAACTCTGGTGTTACTACTGCGATGCTAGATCAGATAAATGAATCTACAGCGTTTGGCACAGTATGGAATAATTGGCAGACACAATGGACTGGAACACAGACACAGACCGGCAACTGGCAACAAACTCGAGAACGGAATCGCGCAGGTGGTGGAGGTCTTCGTCAGTTCCGAACTATTACGTCTACAGATACTACTAACCAAACAAGAGTTGGTACAACAACTGCACTAGCATGGTCTACCCAGATTGAAACGCAAGGAGATCGTGTGGTATCAATTGATATTGCACCGTTCATTCGCTCTCGTCAGATCTCTTTCCGTGCTACTCGAATGAAGCCAAATACGAAAGTATATGCTTTCTTTGATGGTGTTCCTGTATCAAACTTTGTACGTGAAGAATCCTCTTATACACTTTGGTCAGACAATGACACTTCAGTGGTAACAGGACAAAACACTATTGCTGCTCACCCGAGCACTGCTGGTGATCTTGTAACTGATGCAACTGGCGCATGTATCGGATCATTCTTCATACCTAATAATACAGCTACAAACTTCCAAACTGGTTCAAGAGTATTCCGTCTTACTGATTCATCAACGAATGCTACAAGCAATACCACTGATGCACAAGCTGAATACACTGCAAAGGGCTTAATTGATAACGTCGAAGAAGTCTTCTTATCAACACGAATTCCACGTGTAGAAAGAACAGCGGTAACAGATGATCGTATTATCACAAATACACGTACACGTGTACAAGAAGGTTGGTGGGATCCACTTGCACAGTCATTCTTAATTGATGAAAAGGGTGGTGCATACATTACTAAAGCTGATGTATACTTTGGTGAGAAAGATGATAACATTCCAGTAACGATGCAAATTCGTGAAATGGTTAATGGTTATCCTTCGGCTCGTATCGCTCCATTCGGTGAAGTAGTTAAGAACGCGGCTGATGTGAGTATCTCTGCAACTGGTGCAACTGCTACTACCTTCACATTCGAATCTCCTGTATTCTTACAAGAGAATGTTGAATACTGTATCGTATTACTTGCTAATACTAACAAGTATAAAGTATGGCATGCTGTAATGGGTGAAGAAGATCTTGCAGGTGTTAAGATCAATAAGCAACCATATGCAGGCGTTATGTTTAAATCACAAAACGCTTCTACATGGACCGCTGATCAAAATGCTGATCTTAAGTTTACAATTCACCGTGCAGAGTTTACGACAGGTGCAACTGCAAATCTTGTTCTTAAGAACGATGAGCCTGAACAGACTAGCTTACAATATGATCCACTTAAATGTACATCAGGTTCTGCGATTGTTAGAGTATCTCATAAGAATCACGGTTTCTTTGTGCACTCAAGTATTAATTCAAGTGTTACGATCTCTGGTGTGGCAACAGCCATTCACGGTATCCCGGCATCTGAACTAAATGCTACTCATGTAGTTAGCAGCGTCGAGCAAGACTCTTATACTATCACAGTATCAACCAATGCCACAACAACGGGTATCGGCGGAGCAGCTAGTGTAGATGCTACTGATAACAGAGCTTACCATGCATTCCAAACTAATGTTCAGCAAGTATTACTGACTGGTACAAACATTACTTGGGCAGCTAAGACAACATCTGGTTTAGGTTTGATGGAAACATCACGCACTCCATATGTGGTAGACAGTGCATTCTCTGCTATTATACCTAATGAAACAATGTACGCAGGTACAACAAGGGTAATTGCTACAACTGATAATAAAAATGCTTCAACATTTCTTGTAAGGGGTGCATTTACTTCAACTAGAAGTAACTTATCTCCTGCAGTTGATCTTGAAAGAGCATCAGTATTTACTATTGGTAACCGTATTGACAGGCCTGTTGCAACAACAACTGCTGGCTTTAACGTTGTTGAAGACTTTGTTGCTGAAACAACTACAGGTGTAGGATCTGCTCTTGCTAAATATTCTACTAAAACAGTATTGCTAAACGAAGCATCTTCTACATTGAAAGTTTATGTAGATGTTGCTCGACCTAACAACACTGAATTTGAAATATACTATAAGACTGGTGCTGATGAAGCAGAAATTACTGCAGCAGCTTGGGCATTAGCTTCACCTGACTCACCGATTCCGGTTAGTGACACAGGAGCATTCAATGAAGCTGAATGGTCAATTGATCCTGCTGTAGACTTTAAAGCATTTTCAATTAAGATTGTTATGAAGTCTGAAAACCCAGCGCTTGTACCACAAGGTAGAGCATTAAGGGCGATCGCACTTGTATAATGGATAATGAAAGATATATCCCAGTAGAAGAGAAACCCGGATTATTTCGGGATTCTCGCTCTGGTGCTATTATAAATATGAATAGAACAGGTGCACAAAAGGCTAGAGAAGCTCGAGATGCACATCGTAATAAAGAAAACGAGATCAAAGAACTCAAATCTGAGGTGCAAGAAATTAAAGGCATCTTGAAACAACTATTAGAGAGACTGTAAATGGCCATTGTTAATATCACAACCGCTAATACGTTTAACGAGTGGCGTATTGGAACAAATGAGCTCGGTAGTCAACTAGGAGATGTGAGTGGCGTAGTTACTAATAACGCGACCACTACGTTTACTGGACAAACTGGTGTTAACGCAAGCGACTTTGTGGGAACGGCTGCTACATTTACTGTAACAAATACTGCAGGGGTTTATTCAGTTGCGGTAACACAGGCAGGAACCGGATATGCAACTAGTGACACTATTGTTATTAAAGGTTCAAATATTGGCGGTGTTGATACTACTAATGATGCAACTATTACAGTCACTGGTCAGACCGGTGGCAATATCGATACTGCTACTATCACTGGTACTGCTGCTCCTGCCATTGCTGCTGAATTTAAATTTGTTCAAGACTTTGTAGAACCAACACAAGCGTTAACTACTACTGCAACGACTCTCGCTGATGCGATTAACGAGCATGATGCAGAACTAGGAACAATTACTGCTGGTGCCATGGGTACTACAGCAACTACAGTATCTGGTGCAATCTTAGAACTAGAAACAGAAATTGATACTCTAAATACTAGAGTTGAACCTACTCAAGCATTTAACTCAGACTTTACTGCTACAACAATTATGGATGGCATTAATGAGCTAATGACAGACTTAGGTAATGTCACTGCTGCTAATATGAAAACAGCTGCTACGACAGGTGTTACTGCGATTAATGAATTATCATTAGAAATCGGCGGCACTGGTCAAAGTAGAATGGCAGCGGATTACGCTGGCTCAGATACAAATATTATATCTGCATTGAATAACCTATTCGCAGCAAGTAGTGTATCAACTCTAAATGCTGAATACTTACGTCGAGATGGTGTTGGCGATTTAACTGGGCTGCTGACACTAGATAATCTTGGTGTTTCGTCTGGCTCAGATAATATGCTAATTAAAACTGGTGCATCTGACGTAACACGAATTACTGTCAGTGCCGCTAATGGTAATGTCGGTGTTGGCAAAGCTCCTGGTACATATAAATTTGATGTACAAGGTTCTGCTAATGCTACAACCTTACGGTATAGCGGTGAAGATACTGATACTCGTTACCTACGTGCTGGCGGTGGAGCTGGTGGTATAACAGCAATCTCTGTTGGTCTTGATCTTCAAGGTGCGAATACAATCAGCGGCGATCTTACGATTGGATCTGAATTAGTATTTGACGCGGATGGATTCACATTCTCTGAATGGTCACAAGATCTTGTAGGAGCAATGTTTACCGGTAACACAGAATCTGGTGGTATTGGTGCAGTCTATGATGACTCTACCGGCAAGATCACGATGACTATTGCCAATAATGCTCACTCTCAT